GAGTTGCTTCACATACTGTGCCGTTAAGCATATTTTTGAATGTAAGCTTTGTAACGTTGGAAGCATCTGTTCCTACAATCTTACCTGTAAGTGTAAGGTCTGGAACATTGTTAAGTGTAACTTCTACACCATCTGCGGATGCTACGAATGTATCTGCATCACCAACCAGCGCCTTAACACCACCGTCATTGGTAGAAAGCTTATATGTGTGTCCCTTTAAAAGCTTAAGTGTATCACCAGCCACCTTAAGTTCGATAGGGTCACCGCCCAGCTGAGCATCAACAAGTGTAATCTGTAATGCGTCAGTAACAGTTGCGTCAGCATTAGTAACTGTTACAGGAACACTGATTTCTTCATCAACAACATAGCTGTAACCAGCATAGAACATGTTATTTGTCTTACCTGTTGTGGACAATACATAGGTGTGTCCCGGAAGTACCTTAAAGGAGTATTCTGTAGGACCAACCTCAGAATCTACAAAACCATTCTTTGTTCCGTCATTGTTAAAGTCATGAACTCTTAAGAAGGATGTAGAATTGTAATATGCAGTAAACATACCCTTATCTGCAGGCTTGAAGATGGTTAAGCAACCGTCGCCTTCTACAGGAAGTGTATTAATGTTATTGGAATCTGCATGTCTCTTACCGGAGGTATAAGCCTCATAAGACTTGCCGTTTACTGTGATTGTCTTGCCGTTCTTAACAGTATACTGAGTAATAACATCACTTACTGTCTCACCGCTTAATGTAAGCTCACTTGCTGCGAACTTATAGGTACCGGTAGCAACAACACCATCGGTAGCATTTTCATCATACATAAATGTAAAGTCTACTGCTTCACCAAGTGGAGCACCTACCTTTACAGGAGTCACTGTAATAGTAGGAATATAGCAAACAGCTTCAAAACCAAGAATCAATGTGTTTTCTCCGCCTTCGTAGTTAAATACAATAACACTGCCGTCATTGTGCTGGCATCCCTTTTTGGCAGCTTCTGTCTTTGTCCAAGTGCCGTCTGCAGTTGTCATTGTGAGTGCATCCTTACCGGAATACTGGCAGTCGCCTACTTCAACCTTTACAGGACCGTCTACCTTAATCTCGATAGTATTACCTGCCTTGAATGCCACACCATGATCTGCACCGTTATACTGATATGCATTCTTTGTGCCAACCTTTACTGTCAGATTGCCGTATGTAACATCACTCTTACCGTTTGTATCGGTAGGAATAATAGAACCGTCCTGGAAATTATAAGTAACCGGTGTTAAGTCTCTTTCCTTAACTGGTGTTACAGTAATCTTTGGAATGTAGCATTTTGCTTCAAAACCAAGAATTAAGGTGTTTGCTCCGCCCTCGTACTCAAAAACAACTACGCTGCCGTCGTTGTGCTGGCAGCCCTTCTTAGCTGCTACTGTCTGAGTCCAAGCACCATCTGCGCTTGTCATGGTAAGCTTATCAGCGCCGGAGTACTGGCAGTCACCGATTTCAATCTTGGCAGAACCGTCTACCTTGATTTCGATGGTGTTACCAATCTTAAACTCCACACCGTGACTTGCGTCATTAAACCTATACGCATTCTGTGTGCCAACCTTTACTGTCAGGTTTCCGAATGTAACATCGGACTTACCGTTAGTATCGGTAGGAATAATGGAACCGTCTGTAAAATCATAAACAACGGAACCACCTGCATTTGGATTTGCTGCGATAAGTAAAGTATCTTCAGCAAATGCAACTTCGATGCCGCGACCTGCAACAGGTGTCAGCATCATACCCGCAACCAAAAGGCCTGCGAGAACTTTTTTCCATAATTTTCTCATTATGCCCGCTCCTATCTATCCGCTTATTACGGATGAGTTTATTTTATGGTTTTTATGCTCCATGCCAGAAGAGCGTAAAAGTCCCATAAGATACTACTAATGTTACCACATTTTCTCTTTTCCGTAAATGCTTACATGACATTTTTCGTGGTTGTAAAGTGATTTTCTCTATATTTGCCGAATTTTTGGTTTGCTTTTTGTTGATTTTCACTAAAAGGTTTAAGAAAAAAGAGGAGCTTTACTGCTCCTCTTTTAATCTTCTTTCATAATGTTACATTGATTTTTGTAAGGTCTTTCATCTATTTTCCGCGCACTACCGTTTTACCTTTCCAATGTCCTCTTTTCCATCGAATTAAAGCAATGATACCGCGGACACATTCGTCGGAAGCCGTACCCATAAACACTCCGGCTACCCCAAGGGAAAACAACACGCCGCAGCTATATCCAACCGTAATACCTACACCCCACATAACGGCCATGCCTACAAATACCGGGAACAAAACATCTCCGGCCGCTTTCATACTGCCGATAACCACCAGATTTGTGGTACGTCCGATTTCCATAAAAATACCAACCATTAAAATCTGGCGCACTAAAATTACGGTTTCCGCATCACAATTAAACAATTTTAAAGTAAACGGACAAATCAAACAATTGAGGGAAGCAATGACAATGGATACCGGAAGTGCGGTTCCAAGGTTTTTCATTACACGCTTTTCTGCTGCATCCTCCCGACCTGCACCTACCAGATGACCCGTAACAATCTGGGTAGCCTGGGCCATGGCATTGGCAAACACTACAGAAAAAGACATAAGGGTATTGGCATATACTTTAGCATTTGCTGCTGCCGCACCCATTGGATTGATAAAGGACATTAAAATCAGCTGGTAAAAGGAATATACCAGGTTTTCGCCGGCAGAAGGAACACCGATGCGGAGCATTTTTACAAGAATCTTCGCAGGGAACGGATTTAGTTCCTTAACAGAAATTTTACCAATCTTTAACCGGAAGAAAATGATTAACGCAACAGTTAACGCCATTACTCTTGCTGTTACAGTGGAAACGGCAACACCTGCCACACCCATATTTAAATATTTAAGAGGACCGTACAGGAACAGCCAGTTGCCCACAATATTCACCATGTTTACCGCCAGGGAAATATACATTCCGATTCTTGTGTAACCATGGCATCTTAAAATTTGCACCATTACATTGTAACCGGCCTGCAGGAAAAGGAAACCGCCCACGATTTTCATATAGGCTACGGCATCTGCCACCTGACTGGCATCCACCTTTAATATCTTCATAAGGCCGCCGGCAGAGAAAAACACCACTATACTTAGAAGTATTCCAAGTGTAAGATTGAAAATCACCGCCAGGGAATAAATTTGGTTCATATTATCGGTTTTCTTTGCACCAAGGTACTGGGCAACCACAACGCCGGTGGCACTGGCGATGACATTGAACAAAATGATGAACATAAACATCATTTGATTTGCATTACCAACCGCACCGACCGCATTCTGGGAATAATTACTCAGCATAACGGTATCCACATTGCTAAGTAAAATGTTTAACAGCAGTTCCATGAAAATCGGTCCTGCAAGTATCAACATGGATGTTTTTTCATTAATCTCTAATTGCTCTTTTTGCTTCATATGACTACGTTTTCTCTCGCTCTCTCTTCTCATTCTAATATCATTGTTTGCTTAATAATGCCACTGTCTCCACATTTGCCGTTTGCGGAAACATATCCACGCAGGCCACTTTTTCTACACGGTATCCACCCTCAATGAGCAATTCCAAATCTCTGGCAAGGCTGGTTGGTTTGCAGGAAATATATACCATGCGCTCCACTCCGTAATTGATAATTTTGACCGTCGCACTTATTAGGTGAATGTTTTTCTACCTTATTTTTTAGATAATACCACAAAGGAGGCAACTTGTGCAAGGATATAAAGTACAAACCGAAATAAAAGTAAGCAAACTGAAACTGATGCGGATTAAAAGAGGGATAAAACAGGCAGAACTTTCCGCCCGCTCCGGCGTTCCGTTAAAATGCATCGGCAATTATGAACAGCTCCGGAGGGATATTAACCGGGCGCGCGTCGATATTGTTTACCGGCTGGCGCTTGCTCTTGAATGTCAAATCGAGGAGCTTTTGGAAAAACCGTAACGTGCATAATTTGCGTTTTCATGCACGTAAAAAAGGGTCCCGCCGTCTACAATGCGGCAGGACCCTTTTGCTTATTATTCATTATTTTGGCGGTCTGGTTTTACCCCCTATGACCCCCTCTGTGCCACAGAATACCACACCTTTTTCATGCAGTCAATACCTATTTTTGTCTTGCAATAAATTCGGTGTCAACCCATCCGTAAACACTGCTCCGCTCTCCCGGAACGGCAATCAGATGGTACGGATGCGGCTTGCCTTTGCTGATGGCAGTAACTCTCGCCAACCCCGGCTTGCACTTCTTTGCCTTGCCAGTTACGTAGGAATTGGTATAGTGTGTTTCTCCTGTAAAAGAAACAACGTCGCCGATCTTTAACTCTGTAGATACATTCGGTTTATCTTCCTCCGTTGCAAGCTTCGCGTAATCCGGCACAACGTAACCACGAATATAGCGGCCGTTTACCTTAATGGTTCTCCGTCCTACGGAATCACTGATATTGCCCTCGATGACCGTAATGCTGGTTCCGTTTACCTTCTCAACAATGCCGATGTGCCCCGGATTGCGCTTACTGTCGGTAGTCGCATAGTCTTTGCCGTCCTTCCAGTCGTACAGCACAAAGTCGCCCGGCATCGGCACGTGTGCATCGTTTTCCTGCCAGCAGCCCATCTTTTTGGCAAGCTCAACAAGTCTGCTGCACCCACACTCAACCGGGATAATTTCTGTAAATCCCGCCTGAATAACGGCCGCCGATACGGCTGTAGCGCACCATGCATCTTCATAAGTTACACGGTAATTGCACGGAAGCGGCTTTGCTCCATTGTTGTAAATATCAATAATGGCTCTGTGTGTTCCGTCCGCTTCCTTTCTGCCCACCCAGCCCTGCATAATGGCAACAATTTTTTGTCTTAACTGAGTCTCTGTCATGGCGAACCCTCCTTATTTTCTGAACTGTGCGATTGCCTGAACGACCTTGTCGTAACCAACCATCGCAGATAACCAGGAAAGAAAAACTAAGGCAATCAGATATACAACCATTTGGGCGTTAATTGCTGCCTGAGTTACGATGCAATATGCAGCTCCAATAGCAACGGATAACACTGCTGCCACGTAACCGGCAAGCGCATTCGCATAGTATTTCTTTCCTCTCTCCGTAAGCCAGTTTTTAATGGCTTCCGTGACAAGTCCGGTTAATACGGACACAATAAGTAATAAAAGCAAAAATGTCTCAAACGTCATTCTGTCTTTTCCTCCTCATTTTCATATTTTCGGTCCTGTAATTCGTACTTCCGTTCCTGCTTACGCTCCTTGGTGGTTTTTATCCATCCCATAATGCCACACTCTCCTCCACATACTGTAAATACGCAAGTGCAGAGCGTGTCCGGTATCGAACCGGTAGTAACGTGTACTACCACCATGGTAGCTGTAAACACAATAAGAACAACGGCAATCACTATCAGAACACGGTCCATTACTCCCATTTTCTTTTTCATACCGTCTACCCTCCTAAAAGCCGAGGTGCGTAAAGATATAGCCGACTACTATTCCAATAACTGCCGTGATAGCGTACCCTACAACCTTTCTCCACATCTCTCCGTCTCTTGCTTCCAGCGTTTCCAACTTGGAACCCTGCTCCGTTAATTCCTTCTGCATGTTTTCCATGTTTAATGCCAGCTTTTCAACTGAAATAAGGAGCTTATTGTTCTGTTCTAACGCTGTTTCAACGGCGCTCAGTCTGTGGTTCTGGCGTTTGTGCTCGTCATCCATACGCTGCGCGTATTGCTCCTGCTCATGCCTTGTCCAGAAATCTTCCATGCCCGCCTCCTTTCCGTCACGTAACAAGACCCCGCTGTGGCTCTCTGTGTGCCTCATACGGGGTCTTTTGCTGTAACGCAACTATTTCTTTGTTTAAATAATTTCCGCTGAAATTCTGGCGGCTGTGTCGATTCTATCCAATACTGGAAGGTTCCCGAGTTCCCCTGCTGTAAGATGCTGCGAAAGCAACTGGAAAAGCTCGTTGATAATGTCCGCCTGCATGGATATTACCTGGTTCTGCCTTTCAACCACCTCAACCAGATTATTCTGCATTGTATTCCTCTCCGGTGATGTATGCGTATTCCTCTTCGGAAATAACACCACTTTCAACTCTCGCAGCAATCTGTTCTTTTGTAACCTTCTTGGAATCGTATAATCGCTTTAAGCTCTTTACTAATGTTCTCATTATAATAAGCCCTCCTCCATAAGCTGCAGTGTGTATTCGTCAATAGCCTGAGAAACATCGATTTCCTCGATGCTCTTTAACATCTCGTAATCGGACACGGAAATTTCTCTACTCTCGCATACGTAATCAGTAAATGCAGGCATATCGTCCACTGCTGCATGTTCCACTGCCTCAATGTTTCTGCGCTGGATATAAATACCCGGCGCCACCAACTCCAGCTCTTTAGGCTGCTCTGCACAACGTTCTTCGCTCCACTGTTTCATGGTTAGCCCTCCTGTCTAATTTTGATACTATTTTCTTCAGCTTGCTTACTCTAACGTATGGCTTTATATGCTCCTCGTAGCAACTGTACGTATCAGTGCAATCAAACCACCCGATGTAGCTCAGCATTGCTTTTATGTGTTTCTCGAAGTAACCGCGCCCGGCTTGCTTCGCATTGTAGAGTTGCTTCGCCATTCTTATGGCTGAAAGCATGATGCTCTTTCTGATAATAGTTTTATTCCTATAAAACAGAAAGCCCATATAATCAAGAACACGCCCCGTTATCCGCCCGGCCTTCTCGTAATAGAATCTGCATACCTGAAATGTGCGCTTTAACTTCAAGCGGAATCTGCGACCTAGAAATTCCATAATCGCCACAATGACCCGGTGTAATGCCTTCTTTGCATTGTCAAATATAACTATGTCGTCCATGTAGCGCATGAAGTTCTTGAATCCCAGCTTCGTAATGAACCGGTCAAGCGGCTCCAGCAGGTAGTTGGCAAGCCACTGTGATATATAGAATCCTAACGGAATTCCTTTTCTGAATCCTCGTAAGCAAAGCTCGATAATGTACAGAAACCATTCATCTTTAATCCGTATTCTAAGTTCCCTTAAAAGAATTTTTAAACGGATGTTATCGTAAAAATGTCTGATATCGATTTTTACATAGTTCCGGATTCCTTTTCCTGCGCGGATCCATTTCTCGATCTGCTTCTTACCCATGTGTGCGCCGCGTCCCGGGAAGCTCCCGCAAGAATACGGGTACGCTGTCGCGGTAATAATTGGCTCCAACACCAGAACGATGATATGGTGTAACCATTGTTCATGAATTTCCGGCATATAGATTTTTCTTACTTTGCCGTGCTCTCGGATTTCTTTCGGGGTTCTCTTGCGTGGCTGATATGCCAGCTCCGGATGTTCCACCGGTACGCCTGGCGGCTTCGTATTCTCAATCATTCTTCGCATTGCTGCGACTTCGTTATCTAAATTAGCATCAATGGCAATAATTTCTTTGCGCTTGGTTTTGCCTTTCCGAAGCTTTTTGTATGCCTTACGGATGACTTCCTCATCCAGCATTTGTTGATACAGATACTTGTACTCTTTCATGTGTACTCCTATAAGAATATTTTTTCTTCTATCCTCTACGAACAGCAGGTGCGACCGCTTTACTGTTCGCCCTGTATCGAGTTAATTTCCACTCACCAAACGAATAATCGCGGATATATCGGTGTTTCAACCGCCAGAGGTGTAGGAAGAAGGTCGACTTTATGTCTATGCTCCATAATGGGATAGATAAAGGCAGCGCCGATGTTCCAGTTCGCATTCCCAGCGGTGTTGTTCCAATTACGCGCGCGCGGGCCGCAAATGAGACCATTGTTGCAATTAGCGAACCGAAGGGCAACGGCCCCGAAGGGGACGCCGACCTTCTCCCCTGTTATTTTATTTTTAAGGCTACGCCTTTTTCGTTGATGCTATGCTGGGGGAATTGCGTTGCACCCCCAGACCCCCTAAGCGGCTACGCCGACAGGTGGTAAAAGAAGCACGGCAGCGCCGAGGCTCCAGTACGCAAGCCCAGCGGTGGCGTCCCAATAACGCGCGCGCGGGCCGCAAACGAGACCAAGGCTGCAATGAGCGAACCGAAGGGCCACGGCCGTCATCGTCTCCTGGGATGCGCTCCGGTATAAACCGTCGCATCCTCCCGTCGACGTACTGCCTCCGGCAAACTCAATAGCCGGAACGGAACCGTAACCCTCTACCGTCTGATATCTGAGCG